AAACCATCAGCAAGTACCAGCCCGGTACTCTGCAAGTCGTTCTTGGTGATGACACCTACAAGGCCTTGAAAGGGTTTGCTGACGATCTTTCTGACCTTGGCGATGTCGGCAAAGAAGGCTCCATCGCTGCCAGCGGGATCTGGGCGAATTTCCTCAAGCATCCCATTTCCGCATTGGGCACCGTCACTCAGTTCAAGCTTCTCGCCAATGCCATGAGCCGCCCTGAAGTGGCAAAGGCATATCTCGCAGCCCGCAGGTCCGCAGGGCCGAACCTCCGCGCGCAGGGCGAGGCTATGTTGCGCGTCATGAATCAGGCTGTGGCTGATGAGGGCGTGGACGCAGGAGCGCTCGCATCACGCGCTGGGCGGATCGCTGGGGCTGCAGCTACTGGTTTGTCCCGCGCTGGGGCCCAAGGGCGTGACGCTTTGATTCGTGGATCTGGGCTTGCGTCTTACGAACCCATGGGTCGTGAGGGGCGTGACTATGTAGCGCCGGAGCGCCCAGCACCGCGCTTTGAAATCCCAGAGGTGACATCGCCAATGATGCTGGATCTTCCCAGCCGCCCGCTGAGCCCCATGGAGCAGTTGCGGACAAATGTTCGGCAAGAACTGTCACTTCGGCAGCGGGCAAGAGAAAACCCAGCAGTGGCGTCAACACTGCTGGGCGGTCTGGGTAGTGCAGATCTGCTTTAAGTTTCGATCAGGTCGGACAGGCCACCAATGCCTGCCGACCTGACCGAGGACGAACCGTGAGTGGTATTGACGCCCTGAAACAGATCCTCGTATGTTTCATCAATCATGCGCGAAAGCTGACGACCGATGTTTCGGTCTTCCTTGTCAGCAATTGCGACAAGCTTCTCGTAAGCGTCAACAGACACGCCTACAGACTTGTATTTGACCGGATTCGGCATAGAGGGCTCCCTTACACAATGTCATTTCCCCGTGTATATAATCCCAAACTGCGTGGGTCAAGGCCCAAGTACGGAAACAAGAAGACCACAGTTCATGGAGTCACCTTTGACTCTAAGTGGGAGTCAGAGCGTTACCTGTACCTAAAGTCGCTAGAGACAGCAGGAACCATCAAGAACCTTGAGCTTCAACCGCGCTTCCCCATCGAAGTCGAAGGCGTGAAGATATGCACATATGTAGGTGACTTCCGGTACGACAGGGAACTCCCCACTGGCGACTGGGAAAACATTGTCGAAGATGCCAAGGGCGTCGAAACCCCTGAATTTAAAATCAAAAAGAAGCTGATGAAGGCAGTGCATGACATTGATATTCTTTTGACGAAAAAAAGGCATTGACGTCAGCCAAAAGATCCCACATGGTATGGGGCACTAGCAACACAACAATGGAGACTGCCATGAACAGTGCAGAACTGTTTGAGCGTCGTGATGAGCTGAAGCACGTCATTGGCGAACTTAGGGAAGAACTCAACGGCATCGAAGATCAGCTGGAAGATCTGTACAAGGATCTGGCTCGTGATGCCCTGCGTGCAGACGGCAAAGACTTTGGCACAACGACCATCCATGCTGATGGCCTCAAGCTGAAGGCCAACGTGGCGAAGAAGGTTGTCTGGGACCAGACCAAGCTGGCAAATTGGCTGTCGCAGCAAAGCGAGGAGAATGCGCGTCACTACGGCAAGCTGACCTTCGCTGTCGAAGAGCGCAAGTACACGGCTGCACCGCCTGACATTCGCGCACAGCTGGAAGAATGCCGCACCACAGAGGTGGGAAGCTTTAAGGTGGAGATTGTGTGATGTTGCAGATCATTACAGCAGATCAGCGTCTCGCTGAAAAGAAGGGCCACAAGATCGTGGTATGCGGTCCAAGCGGCGTGGGCAAGACAACTCTTGCCCGCACCCTTGATCCAGCCAAGACGCTGTTCATGGACTTGGAAGCAGGGGATGCAGCCATTGAGGGGCATCCTGTGGACGTCATCCGTCCTCGCACGTGGCAGGAGTGCCGCGACGTGGCATGCTTCCTTGGTGGGGCCAACCCGGCGCTGTCAGACGAACAGCCATACAGCCAAGCGCACTTTGACTATGCGTCGTCCATGTACGGAGACGCAGCGGCGCTGATGGAGAAGTATGACACGCTGTTCATTGACTCCATTACGGTCGCTGGACGCCTGTGCTTCCAGTGGTGCCTCCAGCAGCCTGAGAGCCGCTCTGATCGGTCAGGGAAGCTGGACACCCGTGCGGCCTATGGTCTGCATGGTCGTGAGATGATGGCGTGGCTTACGCACATCCAGCACATCCGCTCCAAAAACGTGGTCTTCGTTGGCATCTTGGATGAAACGACAGACGATTATGGTCGCAAAAGTTTCAGCCTTCAGATCGAAGGCTCCAAGACTGGTCGCGAACTCCCGGGCATCGTGGATGAAATGATTACGATGACCATCCTGAGCGGCGAGCACGGGCCATACCGCGCCTTTGTGTGCCAGCCCCTGAACGAATGGGGCTACCCAGCAAAGGATCGTTCTGGCACGCTGGACGTCCTTGAGGAGCCGCACCTTGGTAAGCTCATGGCCAAGATGAGCGCCAACCGCAGCCCTGAGAAAGAACTGGTCTTTGTAGACCCACAAACACAGAATGGAGAAGTGTGATGCTGAACCTGAACAATGCAGCAGTGAATGATGGCCCGCAGCAAATGGAGCGGACCCTGATCCCCGCAGGAACAGTGGCTCGCGCTGTCATCGTCCTGAAGATGGGCGACTTCGAAATCCCAGAGTTTGGACGTGGCGCGTGGTTCAAGAAATCCAGCACGTCCAATGCCAAGTGGATGGAGCTTGAGTTCACCATCGTTGGCGGCGAATACGACCGTCGCAAGTTTTGGGACCGCATCTTCGTGGATGGCGACAAGATGGGCCAGAGCGGTATGCCGCACGCCAAGGAGATTGGCTTGAGCACGCTGCGCGCCATCATCGAAAGCGCACGCAACCTCGACCCCTCTGACATGTCTCCGCATGCTCAGCAGGCGCGGAATATCTCCGGTGTTGACGACTTGAACACCATGGAAATCTGCGCCAAAATTGGCATCAAGAAGGGGACGAACGGCTACTCAGACTCCAACCGTCTGATGGCTGCGCTGACCCCCAAGTCCAAGGAGTTCATTGGTTCTGGCCAAGCTCCTGTGATGCAGACGCCGGGTGCCCAGATGGCTGCACCTCAGACTGCACCGCAAGCAGCACCCGGTGTGGTGCCGCAGTGGGCGCAAAGATAATCTAGCGGCAAGGCTTGCTCCAAGGCCTGCTAGACCACGGAAGGGGGGCCGTGGGCCGTAAAACCCCCCACGAAATTCTAGCATATAGGTACGCCATGATTCTCCGTCCTTACCAAGAGGCGGCTGTGAACGACGCTGTAAAGGCGTTGGAGAAAAGCCGCAGAACATTGGTCGTGGCCCCGACAGGGGCAGGCAAGACCGTCATGCTGTCCGCTCTTGTGGGGGCACGATACAAGAAGGGCAAGCGCATCCTTTTGATGCAGCACCGCGATGAACTGGTTTCTCAGAATGCGGCCAAGTTCAGTAAGGTGAACCCCTACATCACCACAAGCATCGTCAACGGCACCGTCAAGAACTGGGATGGAGAGGCCATCTTCTCTATGGTGCAGACCATTTCGCGGGAACGAAATCTGCGGGACCGCCCGAAATTCGACATGCTGGTCATTGATGAGGCGCATCACGCAGCCGCCCAGACCTACAAGAAAGTGATCGACGCGGTAATCGAAGATAACGAAGACATCGAAATCGTAGGCTTCACCGCAACGCCCAACCGTGGTGACGGAAAAGGCCTTCGTCAAATCTTTGACAACTGCGCGCACCAGATCGAAATCGGAACACTTATTCGGGAAGGCTACCTCGTAACGCCAAAGACCTACGTCGTGGATGTGGGGACCGCAGAGGCGCTGTCCAATGTCCGCATTACGTCTGGCGGTGAATACGACATGGATGCCGTGTCCGAAATCATGAACGTCTCCGTCGTCAACGAGCGCGTTTTTGAAGAGTGGCGCAATATCGCTGGCAGGCGCAAAACTGTGGTCTTCTGTTCAACAGTCGAACACGCGCAGAACGTATGTGATGTCTTCGTGCAGAACGGCATCGTGGCAGAGTGCGTCTTCGGCCATACGCCGAAAGAGGAGAGGGCCCAAATCCTGCGCGACTTGGAACATGGGGATGTTCAGGTCGTCGTGAACGTCATGGTGCTGACAGAGGGCTTTGACGCGCCTCCTGTGTCCTGTGTGGTCCTCACACGGCCATGTTCGCAGAAGGGAACCATGATCCAGATGATCGGTCGCGGACTGCGTACCGTTGATCCAGAGATTCACCCGGGCGTCCTGAAGAATGACTGCATCGTTCTGGACTTCGGAACCAGCGCACTGACGCATGGGTCTCTTGAGGACACCGTCAATCTCGACGGTCGCGACAAGAGCGAAACAGCGGGTGACGCACCAACAAAGACCTGTCCCGAATGCGGCGCTGATGTCCCTACAGCTGTCCGAGAGTGCCCCATGTGCGGGCACTACTTTGAGCCCGAAACTGGCGACGGCATCACAGACTTCGTGATGACCGAGATGGACTTGATCGACAATTCGCCGTTCCGCTGGATCGACCCGTTTGGAGAGAGCAGGGTCCTCATGGCCTCTGGCTTTGCAGGATTTGGCTTCATCGCTCAGGTGGATGACGAGAACTGGTGCGCCATCGTCAGGGACAACG